TAAAATTTTCCAAGCAATATCAAAATTTTCAAAAGGCTTGTCTATTGTTATATGACTAATTTGCATTGAGATTAAATCTTTCAAGTAATCTTTTATCAACATATTTTTTTAATTCTTCTTTCCGAAAACATTTTTCAATTAATTTAAAAATTCTTTCATCATTACGAGTGCTTCTAAACTCCTTAAAAAGTTGTGTTTCAGCATAATATCTAACAAAAGTGGCGTCTTCTATATTCTCATATCTGCCAAGAAAACATTTCTTATAATCAAATCTTATCTCTGCAGCCCATTTTTTTCTTTGCTTATCAAAAAAAACTCCTGCAACTCCACTTTTATTTGAGGAACTTAAGGCTCTATTTTGTAGATTTTGTTGTTGAGTACATACTCTTAAATTTTTTCGTCTATTATCACTTCTATTCCCATTTATATGGTCTATAACTTGATTTTCATCTGTATCTAACAAAAATCTGTGAATGGGAATGGGATAAAAGTTTCCAGTATAATAATTCCCTTTCCAGCATCTCCATTTTTTAACAATAACCTTGTCTAAATCATCTATATCTATTAAAAATCTTCCAGAAGGTTCCTGTTTTTTGTTAAAGGTATAAATCCATACTCCCTCCTCTGTAATTTCAAATTCATTCAAATCAAAACAAGTTCTTTGTATATTATCTAAAAAATGTCCATGCTTTCTATATTGGGCATAATGTTTACCACAAACTTTTATATTTTCTCCGTTATAATTAATTGAAAAACAATTTGTTGATTGGATTTCTTTCCCACATTGATTACATTTCATATTCATCTCTCCTTTTAGACTATATCTTCCAGTTGGTGAGCAATCTCTCCACTCTGGTTCTGCGCTCCCAAATAGTACCTATCCCTATTTGTCCCCGGCTACACTCATCACCGATAGTCGTTACACTTTCCTTAAAATTAAGATTAAGGCTTAGCACGGGATTGTTGTCGTCCCCCGTTAGCTTTAATATCATATTATTAAAACACCGCTAGGTTAGCGTTCACAGAATTTACCTTGGAGGCCAAATCGTCTTAAACCTCCCCCACACTGTTTATCCAAAATAGAACCTAATCTAAGTTTTTCCTGAATAGTTGTTTTTTCCATTAAAGGAATCCACTGATTTGAATAAACAGGTCTTTTTCTTTTTATATCAAAAAGAAGTTCATCTTTTCTAGCTAAAATTCTTGCACAATTTTCAGCTGGAGTGTTTTCAAGATTAAATGAATAATCACACTCAAACTCGTCTTTCCAAGTATTTAACTTATCAAAAATCTTATTAGCAAATAAAAGTCCTTTATCTGAATAGAAGTGATTTCCAACTTCGTCAATATCAATATATCCAAATTCTTCTACCGCTTCGTAGCAGCCTACTACACCAATTGTAGAAAATTGTTTAGACATATCCAACATTCCTTCTTGATAGTTCTTTAAAAGTCCTTTTTCAATATTTCTCTTTATAATACCTCGGATAACATCGAGAACCTTTTGACAAAGAATAGTTCTTTCTTTAAGAATTTCAAAGAATTTATCTTCATCTCCTTTTGCTTCGTAAGCAATCCGAGCTAAATTAATATTATTTACTTGAACTGAACCAATATTAAGAGCAGAACCTCCGATAGAACTCACAAATCCACGAAGATTTTTTGGATTATTTAAAATTCTACAACATTGACTTGTTGTTGCGGGGTCCTCACTAAATAAGAAGTTAGCATCACAATATTCCATATTATGCTCACAAGCCCATTTTGCAAATTCTTCATCAGCAAATTTATTATCTTTATAAATTAAATTGAATGAAAGCACCGGAAAAGTAAAAACTTCTTTTTTACGAATTTTCTTAACTTCTTCCATAAAAATCTTTTCATAAGCAATTAATTCTTCAATATAATCTATTGCATAAGGTCCTTTATCAAAATTTTCTGCATTGGGAAATTCTACTCCGCCAAATAAAGTGCAGAGATATTCTCTATCATATATACTCATATTTGTAAAGGCAGATTGGTCTACTCTTAAAAATGGTTGATTCAGTCTATAAATAATTTGTTGGAAACCTTGTCTCATAGCTTCTTCTGAACAATCAATAAAATCATTGCCAACTTTCTTCCAAAATTTTTCATTCATTTTATCTTTATACCAAAAATAAAACGACCAGAATAAATAGTCTCCTAAGCCACACGCTCCACTTGAACGTGCAGAAACATAACTTACAAATTCAATAACCATCTGATTAAAAGAATCCAAATGCTGTGGCGGCTCATTATTATAATTTTCAAAAAAGAATAATCCCTCTTTTGCTAATCTTGTTAAGTCATAACTAAAACAGTAAGGCTTAAAGGTGCTTGTATGGGAATTATTTAAATAAAAAGCCCCAGTCCATTCTGCCTTTAACCACTCTCTTGCTGTATTAATACCATATTTTTTTTGAAGTTCATAGAAAATTTTATTAAAACAAGTGAGTTTATCACCTGATTTTCCCTTTTCGCTACAAAGCGAAACAATATCTTTTCTACTAACATTAGCATTAGGGTCAACAGAAACTTCAGCAATATTATCTTGTGTAAATCTGTCAATAAAATCCGCGTCGTTTAATTGTGTTTCGTGAAAACCATTTAGAAGTTCAAATTCTTCTCCATACTCGGATACCATCTTATTAAAGGCAGTAGTAAAATTTTTCCCACATTTTTTATTAATTTTCAATTTTTATCGCTCCTTTGTTTATCATATCAACTGCTTCCTTAAATGTCAGCATTTCTCCGTCTACTTCAAGCATCGGCAATTTATTAATATTTTTTTCTGCCATTAACTTTGTATCCTTGCAAACTTCAAAAGAAATATTAGCATTATTAAGTTTCTTTTCAAGAACTTTGCACTTAGGACAATCGACTGTGTACAAAATTATATTCATCTTATGACCTCCTATTTATTTTATATAATAATTATATCATAAAATAGAAAAGAAGTCAAGTGATTTGACTTCTTTTACCGTGTTATATTTATAAGTGATTTTTTAAAAATCATTTTAGAATTATTTCAGACGATATTGATTAAATGACTTCCCACTTCATCATTTCATCCATAAGCATATGAATATATGAGTTGCCGCCACGTGAATCATAGTCTTCATATAAAATACATAAATCTTCCCTTATTCTTCCTGGAAGTTTCTTTTCTCCTTTATATTGCTCATATATGACTGTAATATCATGTCTTAACATATTGCAGCTTGTAATTTCTGCTTTTTCATGGTATTCATGAAGTTTTTGAAATTCTTTTTCCATATTTTGAAAATCTCCCTTAGTGGTTCTTTTAATTGTATTAGCAAGCCATTTTTTAGGTTTTTTAAAAATCAAGGTAAGTAGAGCAACTATTGATAAAATACCTCCAGCCGTTCCACCGATAAGTTTAATTAATTCAATAAAAGCCAAAGCTGTCATATTATCACCTCTTTATTAAATTGTCATTATGATATTTTGTAGTTACTTTATAGGATGATTCTGTAAAAATTTTTTTGAAAGTCAAGCTATCATAATCCCAATAAGGAATACGTAACAATGGAATATTATGCACTAAACAATATTTGTTCTTTTTTCTATCCCATTCTAAGCTTTTTTTAAATCCAAAAATAGTCTTATGAAAATGTTTAATAAATTTAAAATGTTGTTCTCCGTCTGTTTCTATAATACAAAAAATTTTATTATTTATATAAATAACAAAATCAAATCTAAGAGGGGTATTGCCACAACCATTTAAATCACTAAAACTAACTTCTCGTTTAAAAGTGATATTATTTTGCCGCAAAATTTCTGCTACTTTAATTTCCAATTTACTACTTTTATGGTTCATTTATCTCAGCTCTGGTTGCATAACAAGGCTTATGTTCGCATTTAGGGGGGATATATACTGGATAAGGCATTGGCATAAAGACTGGTGTACCATTAAATGGATGATAGCAAGGTACTTTACCTGGCTCAATATGAATTGTTTCTAAATGATAATATTCTTTATCATCAATAGGAATACCATGAGGATATTTAAGCATTAATCTTTTAATTCCTTCTTCTTCATTAAGACCTCTCTCCCACTCATAAAATTTACATTGTAAATCTGCGTGAAAGGCAGTTGTGTTGATTATTGTTTTAGGTTGTTGATTAATAATTATTTCTCTTATTTCTAATAATGCCTTATTAATTAATTCTTTATCCTTGTCTGAAATTTCGCTCTTAATATTCTTATAAAATAAGTCGGTGCCTTCACTAATTTCAAAATGTCCATCTTTTACAACTGTATTAAGATATTCAAATATTTTTTTAGAATCTTCTAAAGAAAATTCATTTTTTGTATTTTTAAAAGTTTTATCCCAATTTGATGAACCTGAAATAGAATCATGCTGTAGAGTTATAGGGGCATAAATTGAAAGACCGGTCTCTGTTTTTAATAATGGAATTATTAATTCCCCAGAAGTATAATTGTCCTTAATTAAATCGGGGTTTTCAATTATTTCTTCCTGAGTTGGATATCGTCCTGTTTCATCAAAATTGCCAAAAATAGTATCAAAAACAATTGGAATAGTGATAGTAAATTTACCATTATCTATTGAATCAATAATCTCTCTTGCTTGGATATAATCTGCCAAATAAGTTCCAGAGCTTACAGGTAAATAATTATAAGATTTTGAAGTATCAGTTGTTGTAACAGGAGGATAAGTAAAAGAATCTAATGGTAACAATGAAAATAATTTATTGTCATCTATTGTAGTTCCAAAACTTGTTTCTGGTTCAATATACTCTGCTTTAAACATAATTTGACATTTATCTACACCATAAACAAAATTATAGTGATTAACATCTTCTGCTTTTAGAGCAAAATAAGTTCCTTCTTTACCTGCTTTTGTTACAATTTTCTCTGGCATATAATCCTTCCCAAAAGGAATGCTTGTACCTTTAAAATCGGGATGAATACAATGTAATTCTAAATTTTCACATGGTCGCCCAAGAATATTTTCAATTAAAAGAGCTGTTCGTAAATAATCTGCTCTGATATTACAAACAGGGAACTTCTTACAGGTAAAACATTTTACATGAACTTTTGTATGTGGCGGCGGAAGCATAGGTTCAGAGATTGGGGTTAAACAATGCTCATGTCTGTACACGAAAATCACCTCTTATTAATTATATAAAAAAGGAGAGATAAAAATATCTCTCCTTTCCTTCAATATAAAGTGATTTTTTATTAAATAATTTTCAATGAATTAAGCTTTATCAACTAACTGAGAAAAATCACAATCTTCCGCTTTTTTATCATCTCTAAATTGTAAAATTTTTGCATGTCTTAAAGTATAATCATTTGAAATATGCTCTATTTCCATGCAAGTTAATTCTACAACTTTATATTTCCATTGTTCTGGCTTTTCAAC